GGCCAGTGATGCGATAAATATAACACAACTTCGGAATCACTAAATGACCTGGCGAAAATATTTTAAAAGTAGCAACATACCTAGCAACGTAAGTCCTATAGGCAGTGGCCGTAGCAGTGGTGCAAACCCTGACTATCGCAACTTTGAGAGCAACTTGCCTGACGTATACATTGGTCACCCAAATCGTACTGAACGTTATAATCAGTACGAGCAGATGGACATGGATTCAGAGATCAATGCCGCACTGGATATCCTTGCCGAGTTTATGACACAAACTAACGAATCAAACGGCACAAATTTTGACATACACTTTAAAGATAGTCCTACAGACAACGAAGTAAACATAATCAAAGAACAGTTACAACAGTGGGTATCACTTAATGAATTAAACAAACGCACGTTTAAGATCATACGAAATACTATCAAGTATGGAGATCAAGTATTTGTGCGTGACCCAGAGAACTTCAAGTTATTTTGGGTAGAAATGAGTAAAGTTACAAAGGTTATTGTTAACGAAGCAGACGGTAAAAAACCTGAACAGTACCTAATTAAAGATATTAATCCTAACTTTCAAAATCTCACAGTTACATCAGTAGCCGCAACAGACACTTACATTAATCATCCACAAATTGGCGGAGGTGGTGGCGGTGCTTACACACAGCCAAACACTCCATATTCAGGTGGTAGCAGATTTAGCCATGCGCAAAATGAAACTGCTATTGATGCACAACACGTAATACACATGAGTTTGACAGAGGGATTGGACGCTTTTTGGCCATTCGGAAACAGTGTATTAGAAAACGTTTTTAAAGTTTACAAGCAAAAAGAACTGCTTGAAGACGCTATTATTATATACAGAATACAGCGAGCACCAGAGCGTAGAGTATTCAAAATTGACGTAGGTAACATGCCATCTCACATGGCAATGGCTTATGTAGAACGTATTAAAAACGAAATACACCAGCGTCGTATCCCGTCACAAACTGGTGGCGGCGCTAACATGATGGATGCTACGTATAATCCATTAGCAATGATGGAAGATTACTTCTTCCCCGTAACAGCAGATCAACGTGGATCAAGCGTTGATGTTTTCCCTGGAGGACAGAACCTAGGCGAAATTACAGACTTGCGTTTCTTTACAAACAAACTGTTCCGTGGACTGCGTATTCCTAGTAGTTATTTGCCAACAGGGTTGGAAGACGGAACACAAAGTTTTAATGATGGGCGTGTTGGCACAGCACTAATACAAGAATGGCGCTTTAATCAATATTGTAAGCGTCTGCAAAATATGATTGTTGACAAACTAGATCAAGAGTTTAAAACATTCATGCGATGGCGTGGTATTAATATTGATAGTCAACTGTTTGATCTTAAGTTAGCAGAGCCACAAAACTTTGCACAGTATCGCCAAGCAGATGTTGACTCAGCTCGTATTGCAACATTCGCACAGTTAGAAGCATTTCCTTACATGAGCAAACGTTTCTTGATGAAGCGTTATTTAGGTATGACAGAACAAGAGATGACCGAAAACGAAGAAATGTGGTCACAAGAACAGGGCGACATAGAAACAGCACCAGCAGACGATGCATCATTGCGTAACGTTGGTATAAGTCCAGGTACTATTGCAGGTGACTTAGAAAATGTAGAAACTGCTAGTGAAGTTCCACCCGGAGCTGAAAGTCAAGCTGGTGGTGCACCAACAGGTGTTCCGGATACAGTAGGCCCAGGTTCGGCGCAAGGTCCTGGACCAGGAGCCGCAGGAGCTCAACCGTCAGCTCAAACTGCAGGATAGTATAAATAATAATATGTTTTTAGCTGAACTATACCAAAAGACCGAAAAAGGTTACTATTCGCCAGGCGATGACAACTCTACTATGCATTTGAGTGACATGCGCAAAGGTTCACGCCTTTCCCTCAGCGATCTAAATAGACTACGCATGAGTAACGATGTGCGTAAAATTGAACACGAAAAGAAACTGACTCGTGTGTCAACACAGTACAAACCACCTGTAGAAGCTGGTGGTATCGGCTTATAGCCCACAAATCACTTCAAAAAACACCTATTTAACTAGTAATATACCTATATTTGTTAAATACTCAACAGCCATATTAAATTAAGGAGTCACTATGAACAAATATGAACAGCTTATAGAATATATCATCAACGAAGATGAAGACAAAGCCAAGGCTTTATTTCATGATATCGTTGTTGAAAAATCACGAGACATTTATGAGACTTTGATGGACGAAGAAACCGTTGATGAAACAATTGGTGGAAACGAAGTCGAAGACTTGGTAGACGAAATACAAGCCGACGAAACCGACGGCATTCCTGAAGGCGACATGGACATGGACGCTGAAGAGGAAATGATGAGCGGTGACGACGAAGTCGACGCTGAAGAAGGCGGTGAAGAAGATCTTGAAGATAAAGTTATGGATCTTGAAAAAGAGTTAGACGAGCTCAAAGCAGAATTTGATGCATTGATGGCAGATGAGATGGACGAGCCAGCACATAGCGATATGGAAATGGACATGGACATGGACATGGGCGCTAGTGATTCCGAAGCTGACGAGTTAGAAATGTATGAAGGCGATAAGAAATACAAGAAAATGGAAGAAGACGAAGTCGACGAAGCACATTGCACGCCTGCACACAGAAAAAAGAAAATGGAAGAAGACGAAGAAGTAGTTGAGGATGCAGAGGAAGTTGCAGAATCAACAAAGCCAAAAGCAAAATACTCTAAGTCAGCAGTTGATCTTATGCGTGAGTACGTTGAAAAAGTTGCAATGCCAGCAGGCGAAGATAACAAAGCAGTATCACCAGTTGCAGGATCAAATGACATGGGTGGTACGGCAGTTGACTTTGACGCAGGCGGAGACAGTAACCCAGACGGAACAAGCGCACCTAAGGAAGGTAAAGTAGATAAAATGCCACATGCTGGTAACTACCAAAACGTTCCAGGCGCCAAAGCAAATCTTAGCAAAGCAACAGGTGCTAAAAATACCGAAGAGGCAGGCGTTAACACCAAGGCTGTCGAAGGTGACAAGTAAACTAGGACAATAATATGGCTTTGTACCTAAAAGAGAATCTTACTTTTGACCGGGCCAAGATTGAGGTCATCTCAGAAGACAGCAATACTGGTCAAGGTAAGAATCTTTATATGAAAGGGATATTCATTGAGGGAGGCGTCAAAAACGCTAACGAACGTGTTTATCCGCTTCACGAAATTGAAAAAGCCGTTTCGAGTATTAATGAACAAATCAAAGAAGGACACAGCGTCCTAGGCGAAGTAGATCACCCAGATGATTTAAAAATTAACTTGGATCGTGTATCACATATGATTGAAAGTATGTGGATGGACGGACCATGCGGCCACGGTAAACTTAAAATCCTTCCAACACCAATGGGAAAACTAGTTGAATCTATGATTACTAGCGGTGTTAAGTTGGGTGTTAGTTCACGTGGTAGCGGCGAAGTTAATGAGAGTTCGGGACACGTTAACAATTTTGAAATTATTACTGTTGACGTTGTCGCACAACCAAGTGCTCCACATGCTTATCCAACCCCAATTTATGAGGGGTTAATGAACATGCGTGGTGGACACAACATATTTGAAGTAGCGAAAGAAGCTACTCAAGATCAAAGAGTACAAAAGTACCTGAAAGAAGGCGTTTTACGCTTAATCAAGGACCTTAAGTTAAAATAGGAGAACTAGATGTTAGATGCTATCAAGCCATTGATAGATAGCGGTATCATTAACGAAGATACGCAAGAAGCAATCACTGAAGCATGGGAAGCAAAACTTTCCGAAGCTAAAGAAATTGCCCGTGCAGAACTTCGTGAAGAATTCGCACACCGCTATCAACATGACAAACAAGTAATGGTTGAAGCTCTAGACAAAATGGTAACTGAAAGTCTCCAGTCAGAACTTGAAGAATTTGCTTCAGAAAAGCAAGCACTTGCTGAAGATCGTGTGAAGTTTAAAACACACATGAACGAAAGCAGTACTAAATTTAATGATTTCATGGTAACAAAATTAGCAGAAGAAATCAAAGAACTTAGAACAGATCGCAAGCAGTACGAGAATAGTGTATCTAAACTCGAACAGTTTGTTATCAAGCAACTTGCAGAAGAGATTCAAGAGTTTGAGCAAGACAAGCAGGCAGTAGTAGAAACAAAAGTCCGCTTGATTGCTGGAGCAAAAGACAAATTAGCAGAATTACAGCAGAACTTCGTATCACGTAGTTCGGCACTTGTTAAAGAGTCAGTTGCTAAAAACCTAGAGTCAGAAATGACTCAACTCAAAGAAGACATCCATCAAGCACGTGAAAACATGTTTGGTCGTCAAATCTTTGAAGCCTTTGCTTCAGAATTCGCTGTTACTCACTTAAATGAGAACAAAGAAATCCAGAAGTTGCAGGCTGTTGTTGTTGCTAAAGAGGAAGCTCTCGCAGAAGCTAAATCACAAGCAGAAGAAAAAGCAACAATTGCTGAGTCGAAAGATAAAGAAATTAAAATGATTAAGGAATCGGCGGAACGCAAGGATACACTTGCTGACCTGTTGAAACCACTTAATAAAGAGAAAGCCGCAGTGATGAGCGAACTTCTCGAAAGTGTGCAGACTGCTAAGTTGCAGAAATCATACGACAAGTATCTACCGGCAGTTTTAAACGCAAACGGCAGGACAGTTAACGAAGCGAAAGCAGTGTTAACAGAAAGCCGTGTTGAAGTTACTGGTGATAAATCTGCTAAACAAACCAACGCAAGAACACAAGACGACAATAATAATGTTGTTGAGATCAAGCGTTTAGCAGGGCTTTAATAACCCTAAAAGGAAAAAGGAAAAGAAATGACACAAGCACTATTAGAAAGCCGTTGGGGCGAAACAAAAGATGCCCTGTTAGAAGGACTAAATGGCTCCAAGCGTACTACAATGGGAGTTATTCTTGAAAACACCCGCAAGAGTTTGCAAGAGACCGCTACTGCTGGCTCAACAGCCGCTGGTAACGTTGCTACATTGAACCGTGTAATTTTACCAGTCATTAGACGAGTAATGCCAACCGTTATTGCTAACGAAATTGTTGGTGTACAGCCTATGACAGGTCCAGTTGCACAGATTCACACACTACGTGTACGTTATGCTGATAACGCTACATCAACAGCAGGTGCGCCATTTGATACAAGCGTTACTGCTGGTGACGAAGCACTATCACCATTTAAGATTGCTACAGTATATTCAGGTAGTACTGCTACCGGTCGTGCTGACAGCACAAGTACACTTGAAGGTACACCAGGTAACAAGATCAACGTCCAGATCTTAAAGCAAGTTGTTGAAGCTAAGACACGTAAGCTATCAGCACGTTGGACATTCGAAGCCGCTCAAGATGCGCAAGCAATGCACGGCTTAGATATTGAAGCAGAAGTTATGGCAGCTCTTGCACAAGAGATTACAGTTGAAATTGATCAAGAAGTTCTTGGTTCACTTCGTAGTCTTGCTGGTACTGAGTTCACATATAACCAGGCAGCAGTATCTGGTACAGCTACTTACGTTGGTGATGAGCATGCCGCATTGGCAGTTCTTATCAACAGAACAGCTAACTTGATTGCATCACGCACACGTCGTGGCGCAGGTAACTGGGCAGTTGTTTCACCAGCCGCTTTAACAGTTCTCCAAAGCGCAACAACAAGTGCTTTTGCACGTACAACTGAAGGCACATTTGAAGCACCTACAAACACCAAGTTTGTTGGTACATTGAATGGCGCAATGAAAGTTTATGTAGACAGCTATGCTGGCGATGCACAGGCAGTTCTAGTTGGTTACAAAGGTTCAAGCGAAGCAGATGCAGCCGCATTCTATTGCCCATATGTTCCATTAATGAGCAGTGGTGTTGTGTTGGATCCATCAACACTTGAGCCAGTAGTTGGCTTTATGACCCGCTACGGGTACGTAGAGCTCACCAATACAGCATCATCGTTTGGTAATGCAGCCGACTATCTCGGGGAAATCGCAGTTTCTAACTTGTCTTTCCAGTAATAGTAACAAGCAAAAACAGAAAAGGGGTCGCAAGACCCTTTTTTTGTGACTTAAAACTCTATTTGATTCAACACCTTTTCTGTCAATATAAAACAAAATAACTTGACTTAATATGACGGTTAGTGTATAAATATATATACGTTCAGCTGAGAGGCCGGAAGTAGACTTCATTATTAGTCGAAGGAACGCATTATCATCGTTCATCTCGAAAGAGACGGAAGTAGGTAATGGTTACCGAAGGAACGCACCTAACTTTAAAAAGGAGGGTGTTAAAATGACAATGTGGACTCAATATTGTAGACTACATGCACTTGATGACTATCGCAAGTTATGCATGTTGAAACTTTTGTTGTTGCGTACATTACACAACACATACAAGTGAACTTCGAGGGGTGTAACTGCCCCTTTTTTTATAACTGCTATTACATATTATTTAAGGAGGATCTTGGATGAATACAGCTACAGAAGTAAAGTGCGAAACGCTCAATATCCGCATAGAACCCAAAGTTCGAGATCTAATTGATCGTGCGGCGAAGTCACGCGGCAAAAATCTCACGGACTTCATACTGGAGTCTGCTCGTCTCGCTGCAGAAGACACTCTGCTCGACCAGGTGATCATGGCGACCAGCCCAGACGCCTTTGCGCAGTTTCAGGCTCGCTTGGATATGCTACCTAAGCCTAATGACCGTTTACGCAAAACTATGCTCACGCCTGCTCCCTGGGAGCGTGAATGAAGTTGGCTGCTTTTTTATGACTACTATTACATAAATACTACTGTTCATATAAATCTTTATATGTTCTTATGCGGAACCAAACCGCGTAGGCCTAGAACGCCACTTAATTTAAGGAGAAACAAAATGGGAAGACCTATAGCAAAAAAGTTTATTGGCGATGGCGTTGGCAAGATTGCAATTACAGCAGTTAAGTTTGCAAGCGGCAGCGAAGTTCTTAGCGGTGCAGATATTCAAAGACAAAGAACAGCTAAAAGTTTCGTTGTATCTGACGGAGCTAAAACAGAAACATGTACACTGGTTAACAAGTCAATTGGTGCCTTGGGTGCTAGTGAATTTACCATCAACGTTACCGACAACGATGGCGACCAACAGCAAGTTACCAAGATGACCAACAGAAAAGTTTACACTGAAGGTACTACTTGGAAACAGTGGACAAAAGATGCCGACGGCTCAGCATCGGGTGCAGTTCAAAAAACAATCACAGGTGCAACAGCGGCCAACCCAGTTGTTATTACATCTGCCGGTCACGGACTTGCAAATGGAACTAAAATTTCAATCCGTAAAGTAGTTGGTATGGTTGAGCTTAACACTGAAACCGGCTATACAGTGGCAAGTACTGCAACTAACACTTTTGCATTATCTGGAGTTGACGGTAGTGGATTTACTACTTACACATCAGGTGGTGATGTAACTGTTGCGGCAGCAGGTGCAGACGATGTGATAATAGATACACAACAGTCTTAATATCAAAAGAAACATAAAGTAAAGTTTTATGTGTTAACTGATTAACCCGCTTCGGCGGGTTTTTCTTTATCCACCAACATTTCAATCTGCATAAATATAATGAATAAGGACTTTGATAATGGCCGTAGTCAACAATTTAAACACAGATTTCTTAATAACCACAAAAGTAAATCCTTCTGCGAATATCACATTGCAGAGTTCCACTGTTTATATAGATGGTGACTTGCAGGTTGGCGGAAACAGCACGGCTATTTCTAAAGTAGATTTGGAAGTTACTGATAATCTGATTACATTGAATAAGGGTGAATCAGGTGCAGGAATTACATTAGGTAGTGCCGGGATCGAAGTTGACAGAGGTAGTTCTAGTACAGTTGCCCTTCGATTTAACGAAACTGTCGACAAGTGGCAGATTACAAACGACGGCGCAACCTATGCAAATATACATACCTTGGCTGCTGACGAAAATCCAACATTGGGTTCTAACTTAGACGTTGCCGCATTTACTATTTCAAGCGAATCAACTGACTATGTTAAGTTTGATAGTAATTTAGCAGTTAGATATACAAGTGTAGTCCCTGTCGCAGTTGCAGATCATAGTGTAATTTATACACAAACACCAAGTAACGGACAAAGTGGAGTTTACATAACAAGTACAAGCGATGCTGATAGACAGGTCAGCACAGTAAGAAATTCAGTAGTATATTCATTAGTATTGTAAGGATAAACAAGAATGGCGATTCATAGCAATTTATTAGGGAGTGGGGTAGCAGGTAATATTACTGTATCAGATGCTACCAATGGTGATGCAGTTACCACAATGTATTTTTGTAATACACATACCGTCCCAGTTACATTTAACCTACATGTGTGCCCAGCAGGTTTTTCAGCAAATGGCAATAACGTAGTGTATTCGGATAAAGTTATTGCGCCAGGCGATACTTATGTAGTTGATTGGGAAAAACTTGTATTGGGCTTTCACGACACATTGCAAGCAAATGCAAATATAGCAAGTAAAATTGTAGCAACAGTAAGCACAATAGGATTATAACGCTATGGGACGTTATGTTAAAAAAATTGAAGTAATGGGTGGAAGTAGCGCCCTTGCATTGCAAATTCCAACCAGTTCAAACAGTATTGGACCTGAAGTACTTGAAAATGGTTTGCTTAGATGGAACACAGACAACAGGCGTGTTGAGTTCTGGTACGAGAATGCATGGCAAACCATTGCCAAAGTAGGCACTGTGCAAATTGCCACAGACGAATTCACAGGCGACGCAGTGGGCACAACATTTACCATGGGCCAAGCAGAATCAGATGCAAACGCAGTTATTGTACAAATTGGAGGAGTATATCAACAACCAAATGTTAACTACACAATGAACGGTAGTACCACAATTACGTTTACCAGCGCACCACCTGCTCCGGGAGTGAACCCAAATAAAATAGTTGTTGTGCATAATATAAACAGCACTGACTCTGTTTATGAGTAGGAAACGTTAAATGGCAATTGGGAAAATTTCCGGTGCAATGCTTTATGCAAACCTTGACCGCCAAGGTATAGATTTAGCATTTGAATCAAACTTACTTTACTTAGATGTAAGCAATCACAGAGTTGGCATAGTCAACTCCTCCCCTGCCTATGCATTAGACAGCAGTGGCAATGTAAAAATAGCAAATATAATAGTAGAAGGAAGCACCCTTAGTTCTAACACTGGCGTTGTGTCTTTTGGAAGCAATGCCAATGTTAGCATCACAGGTGGAATAGATGGCCAATTTTTAACTACAGATGGTAGTGGAAATTTAAGTTGGAGTGCACCGATTGATACTGCCGCAAATCTAGCACTAGGCACAGTTGGCGATGGATCGCTTTGGCCCACAGGCATGGTAAGCAGTTGGACAGGAACAACACTGCTTGGCGATGCTGTTGACGATGTAAACGAGTGCATGTTCAACATAATGAATTCAACAGCAGTTGCTAATGTAGCATTTACTGCTGATACAACATCAGGTGGTGCTGGTACAGCAGTTACATTAACCATTGCCTCACTAGGTAATCCTAATAGGTACGACATTAATTGGGGCGACGGCACAACTGATAGTAATCAAACAGATTCAACCCCGACACACACATACAGCACAAACAGTGGATCACCATTTACTGTGAATGTAAGAGCATACAATAATGGTGGTATTGGTACGTGTAGTGAAATGTATTACGAACGTGATGATTATATCATAATTTACACAGCTGATCCTGTTGTAACTTTTGCGGCTTACACAGCAAGTTCAGGCGGGAGTCCAATTACGCAGTGGGACGATGGCGACACAGTTTACTTTGAAAATACCACAACCAATACAAGTGGTGCTACAGTCCAGTATACTTGGACTTGGGGTGATGGAAGCAGTAATAATGTAATATCCAGCGACGCATCTGCAGGCGGGGTAGGCGGCAGCAGACTAGCACATACATTTAGTGCAAGTACAGAGCAAGAACAAACAAGAACAGTATCTCTTACACTGGATAGTCATACAACAGCAACCCCAGCAGTGATACCAACCAATGATTCTAGTGCGTTTAAAATTTATGACGATCATACACCATCAGTTACACTGAGTACCATAACTGGTATTAATCAAGAAGCTACAACTGGATTGCCTGTTACATTCACTAATGCAACAGAAATCACAATTGGTAATTATGCAACTTACGGTATACAATATCAATACCAGTTTGGTGACGGTAATACACATGTAGTCAACACAGGCACAACCAACGCAGGTGACACAGGTACAACCATTGCACACACTTATGTGCTGTCCGGTAGCGAACAAGCAAATGGTACAGCAAGAGACTTTACTGGAAACTTGAGAGTACTCAGTGCCCACAGTAATTCACCGTTTATCAGCAGTGCCTTTACTGTACACGTTGAACCAGATGTACGTGCTACTGTAAGTGGCACAGCAGTAACAACAAGTGATAGATCAGGCGATAATCAATACGATTTGTATGCCTTTACTGATTATAACGGAAACAATCGTGCGTTAGTTAGGGTAACTAATACATCACAAAATGCTGATAATTATTTGTACGACTGGGGAGATTCTGTAGATGACTCTGTGACTGAAGACGGCTCTTCGGCTGGTAGTATAGCCGCAACGATTGACCATAGTTATATAAGTGCAAGCACAGGAAACTATAATTTATCATTTACAGCAAACGGCACACCTGATATTACTGCACAAACAGATACAGACACAGGCATTACGCTTTCACTAAATGCCGTACCGTCAGCACCAGCTAGTTTGAGTGCTAAAAGCATAACACTTAGCGATAGTGCGCAAGGAACAAGTCCAAAGTTAGCACACGGTTTTACTGACAACAGTGCAACAAACCCTCTGAGCGCAGGTGCAAGCCTAAACACCACCACAGCAAGACGATATACCAGCGGTACAATTGACACCAGCACAGTAGATAACGCATATAACGGTGTTAGTGGCAACTTGGTTGCTGTAGTAAATGGCATAAGCAAAGGCAATAAAGTATTCAGTACTACAACAGGGGAGAACGGAACGTTCACAAGCCTTGTTGTTAGCGGACAACTTGATGCACACGATAGCATTAGCGCAAGCACGTACCCAACAGGATTCTACCAAACATTTGACGCTAAAATTACACAGGCACTTTCAAGTTATAGTGTAGGTGTTAATGATGAAAGATTAGAACACAGCTCTACTGGCAATACAAACTATGTTAGTGTTGTATACGATGATGTTACAAGTGTACCAAGCATTATTTCAAGCGGTGCACTAGCTGAAGGCACTGGCGGCACTAAACGCTATATATCTGGTATTCCTTATTACAATTCAGGATCACCAACAGTTTCGCTGAGTGGAGTGCAAATCAGCAACTTAACAGGTCAAGCATATACAGATCAATCAAACATTGTTGAAATAGATAATGCTACCAATCAAGAAGGCACAAGTTCTGCAGGTACAACAAATACAGATTACACTTACAGCAACATTGATGGATCAGTAACCATGTTGTCAGGTGGCATACCTAAAATAGATATAGGTGTTAGCAGTGCATACACCATTGGAGCACTTACTGTTCCAGTTACAGCCAGTTCAGTAAGAACAATAGACAGAGTCCAAGTACGTGCTAGAAACTGTAATGGTGTAGGTAGTTACAGTGAGAACACAACCAACGTACAAGTACACAAGTCAGCACAAAGTGGTATCAGTGAAATTGCTATTGCAGTATCGGATAGTCTGGGAGCAGGATTTGACGATGATGGTGTGCGTATATTCGATTTTAGTGCCGCTACAACAGACAATCCAAGTTATACAGGGTCAACAAACTTTTACACAAATAGTCTTTACACAGAAGCAAGTGACCCGGGTGTTGAAGGCACAAAAGAAGCAACTATTAGATTGGGTGTTTTGAAGTATGATGTTACAGATTATAGTTCAGGATATCTTCCAGTAGGCCCAGACAGAAGCAGTGACACAGGCACACAATACTTTACATTTGCATTTAGACGTACCACAATGGCAAACTTT